CGCACGCAATCGTGACCATGCCGACCGATCCGGTGCAGTATTACGAGACGTACCAGCAGGGCGGGCCGTCGGCGACGGCCACGATTCCGGTCGTGGTGGCGCTGTCGCAGCAACACGCGGTGGACGCCTACCAGCGGGCCGCCGAGTTCTTGTCGGCCGGTGGCGACCGGTCCATCCGGGCCGTCATCGAGTCCGGCGTGTTCGTGCACTGCGATGATCCAACCGTGCGCGACGGTGTCCCGGACGTCATGCCGATAGCCGGTACGCCCTACCTCGTGCTCGTCTTCAACGTGGAACTGGCGAAGTAGGGAGAGATCGATGGCTTGGGCGCACGGTAAGAACACCATCATCACGGTGGCCGCGCAGACGATCACCGGATGTAACACGTCGGAGTGGTCGCAGGAGGCGGACGAGGAGGACATGACCTGCTACGGCGACTCCGACGGTGTGGTCGAGGGGTCGACCAAGCGTGGATCCTTCACGATGGGCGGAAAGTACGTGGTGGGCTCGACCGGGCCGTCGGCCATCCTCGAGCCGATCATCGGTACCGTCGTGGCGTTCACCGGAAAGCCGCAGGGCACCGGCGCCGGAAAGCCGCTGTACTCCTGCAACGTGCACGTCAAGAAGTTCGTCGAGACGTTGCCGGCGGCCGGGTACATCACGTGGTCGGCCGAGCTCACAAAGTCGGGCGCGCTGGCCATCACCAGCCAGCCGTAAGGATCACCGAGGGGGAACGATGGAAGATCTCGAGGGTGCGGAATTCGCCACCGTCGACGACCTGATCGGCGGCACGCTTGACCGGGAAGTGTTCACCTTCCCGGACACCGGTTTCAAGGTCGAGATACGGGCGCTGTCGCGGTACGAGGCGATGACGATCCACAAGCTGATGCGCGACAAGGGCATCATCGACGGCGAGGTGCGGTCGATCGCCTGCGCGATGGTGAACCCGCCGATGACCGAAGCGCAGGTACGCCGCTGGTGCCAGACCACGCCGGCCGGCGCCCTGGAGCCGTTGACGCGGCGCATCAACCAGATCTCGGGGCTCGGCGGCGAGGAGGTCGACCGCGCGATCGCGGATGAGTTTCGAGGCGCGGCCGGAACTGGAATGGGAGATGACCCTAGCGCTGCGGCTGCGCCGCACCGTTCAGGAACTGAGACTCTCGATGAGCAACGCTGAGTGGCGGGCCTGGTCGGTGTACGACCAGAGGCGCCGGCAAGAACGCGAGCTCGCCGAGAAGATGGCCCAGAGCTGACCCATGCCACGGTCCATCGGCGACGCGGTCCGCATCGAGGGATTCCGCGAATTCCGTAAAGCGCTACGCGACCTCGGCGCCGAGGCGCCGAAAGCGCTACGGATCGCAGGCAACGAGGCGGCCACCCTCGTGGTCGACCGGGCCGTCGCGAAGGTTCCGCGACGCACCGGCAAGGCGGCCCGGTCGATCAAGGCCAGGTCCACCCAGACCGCAACCAAGATCGCATCCGGGGGACGGGCCGCCCCGTACATGCCGTGGCTGGACTACGGGGGCAAGGTGGGCCGCAACGACACCGCGGCCCGCCCGTTCCTCGCCGACGGCCGCTACGTGTACCCGGCCTACCGCGAGGTCCGGCCGGAGTTCGAGAAGGTGCTCACCACGGCTCTACAGCGCATCGCGGACGAATCAGGGGTGACCCTCGGTGGCTAACCAGGTGACGTTGACGATCGCCGGGGACGCCTCGTCGCTGGACTCCGCCGCGGAGCGCGGCGAGAAGGCTGTCGACGAGCTGGAGCGGGCGATGGAAGAGACGGGCATGTCCGCCCGCCAGATGGCCTCGAGTATCGGCTCTGCCGAAGACGCGTTCGCCGGCCTGGGCCGCGAATCCGGCAAGCTCGGCGAGGGGCTGGACCGGGCGTCCGGCGCGTCGTCGATGCTGGCCGGCGGTCTCGGTGACGTCGGCGGCGCGTTGACCGAAGCGTTCGGCGAGGACAGCGGGGTCGGCAAGTTCGGCGCGCAGCTCGAGAAGTCCGGAACGATCATCACCGGCCTGACCGGCGCCATCGACCTCATGATCCTGGCCAACACCGCGTTACAGGCGTCGTGGATCCGAACCACCGCGTCGATGGTCGCCGGCAAGGTGGCGATGGTCGCCACGTCCGTCGCGACCGGCGTGGCCACGGCCGCACAGTGGCTGTGGAACATCGCGATGGACGCCAACCCGATCGGGCTACTGATCCTCGGTATCGCGGCGCTCGTGGCCGGAATCGTGTGGGTGGCAACCAAGACCACGTGGTTCAGCGACCTGTGGAAACTGATCTGGGCCGGGCTCGTCGCCTACTTCGACTTCGTGGTCGGAATGTACAAAAAGGGCTGGAAGCTGATCGGTGACGGCCTCGACTGGCTCGTCGACAAGGTGAGCCGGGTACCGGCGCTGTTCAAGGCGTACTGGTCCGGGCTCGGCGCGATCCTGACGTGGCCGTTCCGCACCGCATTCAACGCCATCTCGAACATGTGGAACGCCACCGTGGGCAAGCTGTCGTGGACCGTTCCGGGTTGGGTGCCCATCGTCGGCGGTAAGACGTTCAGCGCGCCGCGGCTGCCGACGCTGCACGGTGGCGGTATCGTCCCCGGCCGCCCCGGTGACCAGGTCCTCGCCGTCCTCGAGGCTGGGGAGTCGGTCGGGGCCCGGTCGGCGGCCGGCGCCACCCGCACCGTGATCGAGCTGCGCTCCGGCGGGTCGAGGCTCGACGACGCGCTGGTCGAGCTCCTGGCCGGCGCCATCCGGGAGCGCGGCGGACTCGAGGTCGTGTTCGGCGGGCCCAGTGTCTGACCACGCCATCGCCGCAGAGATCTTCTACTCGGACGCCTGGCACCCCGTGCCAGCGTTGCAGTCCAGCCCGATCAACCTCGTGGTGGGTGCACCGGCGGAAGGGCAGGAATCACCACCGTCGTCTGCGGCTCTGGCCGTCGACAACAGGTCGGAAACCTACAACCCGAGCAACCCGAGCAGCGTCCTGTACGGGCTGGCCGGACGGAACACGCCGCTGCGCATCACCGCAGACGCAGCGGTGCGCTCGATGACCGAGGCGGCCTCGTGGCGGCCGGGCCGCTCGGTCAACCGGACGACCCGCCGGACCGGGCTGACCGGCGGTGGCATGCTGCGCCGGCTCCAGCAGGGCAAGACGCCGCTCAAGAGCGCGATCAGCCGCGCGGTCGGCGCCCTGTCGCCGGTGGCGTACTGGCCGCTCAAAGAGGGCCGCGACGCCGACCTGGCCGCGTCCGGCATCACCGGCGGGACCCCGCTGACCGAGGTCGGCGTCATCAACTGGGCCGCGGTCGACGGCCCGCCCGGCTCCCGGTCGCCGGTGCCCGAGCTCGTCGCCGACGGCACCTATCCCGGCGGCCTGTCGGCCGCGGTGTCCATGTCCTCGGGCCAGTGGGTGGTCGACGTCCCATTCCGGTTTGTTGCGTCCGCAAACTCCTCGTCGGCGGTCCTGGCGCAGTGGGTGACGGACGGCACATGGGCCGTCGGCGGGTGGACGCTCACCGTGGGCCGCACCTCTGGCGGGGTGTCGATCGTGACTCTCGCGGCGGCCCTGGCCGGCTCGACGTCGCTCCTCGGCGATGAGATCCCCGGCCTCGGCGAGGGCGACTGGCACCTGGCGCGCGTGGTGGCGCAGCAGGCGGACGCCAGCACGGTCGACGTACGGGTGTACTGCGACGACGTCCTACTCGACTTCGCCGGCATCTCCACCACGGGCACCGTCGGCAACCTCACGTCGTTCACGCTCGCCGACTACGGCCTGGTCTCCCCCGAGCTGATCACACCGACGAACATCACGAGCCTGGCCGTATCCGACGTGTCGATCTGGGACACCGTGGACCCCGCGCTGATCCCGCCCTACTCGGCGGTGACCGGATGGGCCGGCGAGACCGCCGGGGACCGGGCGATACGGCTCGGGGAAGAGGAGGGCATCACGGTCACAGTGGACGGCGATCCGGACGATACGCAGCTCATGGGCGCACAGCCCGAGCTGACGTTCGCCGAGTTGCTGCGCGACTGCGCGACCACGGATGCCGGGATGCTCCTCGACGGCCACGACGAGCGGGAAATCGTGCTGCGCCCTGGCCGGTCGCTGTACAACCAGGATCCGGCGCTGACCCTGTCCGACACCGGGGCCCAGATCCGTCCCGACCTGGTGCCGGTGCTCGACGACCGGCCGACCCGCAACGACGTCACGGTGGAACGCCGTTACGGCTCAACCGCACGTGCGGTGCAGCTCACCGGGCCGCTGAACGTGAGCGACCCGGCCGACGATCCGGACGGGGTCGGCCGCTTCGACACGCGGGTCACGGTGAACCCGCAGACCGATGCGGCGCTGATCAACCACGCAACGTGGATCCTGGCCAAGGGCACCATCGACGAGCCGCGGTTCCCGGCGATCACGGTCGACCTCGACCGGGCGCCGGCCCTGGTCACCGCGGTCAACGCGCTGCGGGTCGGCGACCGGCTCATCGTCGAGGACATGGACACCGCGGACGCACCCAACGGCATCTCAGCCATCATCCTCGGGTGGGTCGAGTCCTACCCGAAACCGACCCGGCGGCTGATCACGTTCGTGTGCATGCCGGCGTCCGTGTTCGAGATCGGAATCGTCGGTGCCAGCAACGGAACGGTCGACCTGCGCGGGCAGGCCATCGACACCGACGCCTCGACGCTCCAGACCGGCATCAGCAGCACGGACACAGCGCTCACGGTCGCCTCGACTAGCGGAGTGGTGTGGACCACCGACGCCAGCGACTGGTCAACCACGGCGCACGGCACCAGCCCGGACGGGCCCGGCCTGTTCATCGCCGTCGGTGGCGAAACCATGCGGGTCACGAACATCGCGGGCGCGACGTCCCCGCAGACGTTCACCGTGGTCCGCAGCGTGAACGGCGTAATCAAGTCGCACGCGGCCGGCGCGCCGGTGCACGCGCGCTACCCTGCGCGCGTCGGGTTGTGAGGGGGAAACGATGGTCAACGCACTGCCGGCCGGCGCGAGGATCCTCGCCGAGGACCTCTCGCCGTGGTCAACGGCCATCAGCGCCACCCTGGGCCAACTGGCGGCCTACAAGAGCTCGGACACGAACAGGTCGAGCGCTAACACGGGTGCGACGTTCGTCAACGACCCGCACCTGACTCTGCCGGTCGAGGCCAGCGCGGTGTACGCACTCGAGCAGTTGATCATCTATCAGGCCGGCGCGACCGGTCAGCTCAAGCACCAGTGGACCTTCCCGGCCGGCGCGACCATGCAGGCACCGTCGTACTTCTACGATCCGTCGGCGGCCGACGGCCAGGCGCTGACGGCCGGGTCCACGCCGGGCGGGCTGACGTCCGGGTTCACGGGTACGGGTGCCAACGTGCCGATCTGGTTCAAGGCCACGCTGGAAATGGGCGCGACGGCTGGCACACTGGCCTACCAGTGGGCGCAGACCACGAGCAACGCCACCGACACGATCATCCGCCGGGGGTCGAGGATGATGCTGACGCGGCTTGCCTGACAGGGGGAAACGATCATGCCATCGCGGAGAGAGATCATCGACCGGGCCATGGTGTGGGTGCGGGCGCAGGTGCCCTACTCGCAGGTCCGCTACCGGGACGGGTACCGCACCGACTGCTCGGGGTTCGTCTCGATGGCGTGGATGCTGCCGCGCAGCTACTGGACCGGGGACCTCAACACGGCGGGCCGCCGCGTCGCGCTGCGCGACTGCCAGCCGGGCGACATGCTCCTCTTCCACAACCTGGCCGACCCGCACGACGGATCGCACGTGGTGATCTTCGACGGGTGGGTGGACCGCAACCTAGGGGACTTCTGGATCCTCGAGCAGACCGGCGCCGGCCGGCGCGTCACCCGCCGCATCCGCTGGTCGCAGACCGGCCGGCGCAACCTGGGCCAGTACGTGCCCTATCAGCCGCTCAACGTGATGCCGGAAACGGCGCCCATACCCGACGAGGGGGAACCAGACATGCGTGACATTCTCGCCGTGCTCGACCCGGACGGCGGGCCAGCCCGCAGCACCGTGTGGCACGGCCACAACGGCACCATCCGTGCGCTGCGCCATCCGTCCACGGTGGAGGCGCTGCGGCGGGCCGGGGCGACGTTCGAGACGTTCCCAACGGCGGATGAGCTCGTCGAGGCGCTAGGCGTGCTGGCCTACCCGGACGACAACATCGGATACTCGGAGCGGCTGCGCCGCACCATGCTGGCGGTGGAGTCGGCCGGATGACGCCCAAGATCGAGCGGAAGGTGAAGTGGGCCACGATCTGGGCCTACATCGGCTCCACGGCGGCCCTGTGGCTGCTCCAGGGCCTGTCCGCGGACCCGTCCATCATCCCGGCCCTGCCGGACCCCATCGAGCCGTTCCTTGTCGCGCTGCTGCCGACGCTGACCACGGCGGTGGCGGGCTGGCGGACCAAGCACACGCCGCGGCCTGATCTGCCGATGCTCGAGCGCTGAGACCGCGGCGGGCCCGGCCTATTCCCCCGGCCGGGCCCGCCGCGCCCTACCGGTAGCGGCGGTGCTCGCGCTTGTGCGGCGTGAGGTTGACCGCGTGCCGTGGCCGGTGCGGCGGCCGCAGTGGCACGGTCGGTTGGCGGTCGACGCTGACCGTCCGTGTGGCCGCCACTGCAACGGTCGGCAGCCGCACGGTGTCTCCGTCGGGGATGCGGTCTGGCGGGCTGTACGGCGGTGTGGTCGGCAGGCTCGCGATGTGCCGCCGCAGCCCGTCACGGGTCGACCCGAGCACCCAGACGACGGCCACGGCCAGGGCGCCGAGGGCGGCCGCGGCGAGCAGCCCGGCCAGCGTCCACAGTTCGAAGTCGGTCACCGGCTACCCCGTCCCTTGTTCCCTAGCCGGCGCTCGTCGCCGGTGGCCTTGTCGAGCTCGTCACGCGCCACCTTGCC